CATCAATCACCGTGCTTCCGGATAATCTTTCCGTGGGCGGTTACCTCGACATTCAAGGAATTAAAAATTGTGGAAGTAATAACCGAACTATTTTTATTGATTTCACCAACCGCAAAAAATGTCATATTGGATGCTTCCATGGCACACAAGAACAGGCAAAAAATGCGATATGCAATAAATACAAAGGTCAGGCTATGATTGACTATCTGGACAAATTAAATTTGTTGTTTGAAACTTTTGACGAATCTAAAAAACTTAAATCTTAAAATTATGAATGAATTACAGAAAGTAGATCCAAAGCAATTTGGACTTGAAGAAACCAAAGCTGTTGAGATCACCAGCGGATTAAATCAAATTTTGGAAGAAAGATCAATCTTAGAAATTTCCTATTCGGAAGTAATTTTAATGGAAATTTCAAAAGAAAACCTATCGAAATTCCGTGAATTACGCCTAAAAATTCGTGACAACCGAACTAAGGGAATCCAGGCATGGCATAAGGTAAACAAGGAATTTTATCTGCGTGGTGGACAGTTCATCGACGCAATAAAAAACAAAGAGGTAGAGGTAAATGAGCGCATGGAGAATGCGCTTGAAGAAAACGAAAAATTCTTTGAACGTCAAGAATCCGAACGAATAGAAAAACTGAGACAGGATAGAATTTTGGAATGCACTCCGCTTTCCGATTTTATCCCTTTTGGTATTGATTTAGGCACTTTGACCGACGAAGGTTACAATTCCATTCTTAATGGTGCAAAGATGCAGCACGAATCAAAAATTGAAGCTGATAAGAAAGCTGAATCGGAGAGGTTGGAAAAGGAGCGAATCGAGCAAGAAAGAATTGCTGAAGAAAAACGAGTAGAAGCCGAAAGAGTAGAAGCTCAAAAAATTGAAAACGAACTTCTGAAATCAGAAGCCGAAGCGCGCGAAAAGGAATTGCAAATTCAGCGTAAAAAAGATGAAGCTGAAAGAAAAAGAATTGCTGATCTGCAAGCCAAAAAAGACGCTGACTCAGCGGAAAAATTGCGCATTGAACAGGAAAAAAATGCAAAGATTGCAGCAGAACTTAAAGCCAAGCAAGATGCTGAGAAATTGGCTGAACAAGAAAGATTGGCGAAGATAGAATACGACCGAAAAGAAGCCGAAAAACTTGCAAAAGCACCAGTTAAAAAACAAATGACTACTTGGGTTGATTCTTTTTGCATTGCAGGCATTGGAAGTGACAAAATGGATGAAAATCAGATTCAACTTGCAAATGATATTTTATCCAAATTTTCATCGTTCAAAAAATGGGCGAAATCTGAAATCGAAAAAATATAAGCTATGAGCAACATAACGACAAAAGACTTTTTCGCCAAAGAGAGCGTGAAAGCAAAGTTTGAGGAATTACTTGGAAAAAGGGCAACCGGATTCATCACTTCCGTAATGCAAGTGACAAACGGTAACAACTATTTGGCAAAGGCTGATCCTATAAGCATTTATAACGCGGCAGCGATGGCCGCAACATTGGATTTGCCCATTAACAATAATTTGGGATTTGCCTGGATTGTGCCGTACGGTAACCAAGCACAATTCCAGATTGGATGGAAAGGTTTAGTTCAGCTTGCACAGCGCACTGGACAATACAAAGCAATCAACGTAATCGATGTGTATGAAAATCAATTCACTTCATTTAATTCGCTCACTGAAGAGCTGAAAGCGGATTTTTCAATTGAAGGAGAAGGTAAAATTATCGGTTATGTTGCCTATTTCCGATTGGTCAACGGATTTGAAAAGACTTGCTATTGGTCTGCGGAAAAAGTTGAGAAACATGGAAAGCGATTTTCTAAAAGTTTCAGCTCCGGACCTTGGAAAACCGATTTCGATGCAATGGCAAAAAAGACTGTTTTAAAGTCAACATTATCAAAATGGGGAATCCTTTCTATCGAAATGCAGAATGCGTTTATTGCTGATCAAGCCGTAATAAAAGATATTGATTCAATGGATATTTCATACCCGGATAACACAACAGAAGATGTTTCTCATACGGAAGAAAAACCTAACATGACCGACGATGAATTTCAAACGGCGGTAAATGATGGGGTTTCCCTTGAAGACTTGCGGGAGGAATACGCGATAACGCCTGAACAAGTTAAAATGTTTAACGAAGCTAAAAAGTAGAATTATGCCAAACCTTATAAAAAACAGAATAACATTAAATGGATCTTTAGAAGATATAAATTCATTCATTGAATCATTTTCAACTAAAATTAAATCACAATTTTCAAAAGCCCATAATGGGCAATGGATTTGTTCAGAATCTGAAACAAAACAATTTCGTGGATGGTTTAATCCCAAAGATGGAATTTTTACATTTCAAAAAGATAAATCGGTTCAAATAGGATTGCCTGAAAATATGGAACCTGAAATAAGAGAATCTTTTTTATTATTCCCTGACCTGTACAAAGTTGTTCCAATGCCTGAAATTTTGAAAGATACAAGTTCGCCGAACAATGTCAATGCAAAAGAGTGCATAGAAGCAACAGGGTTTCCTGATTGGTATTCATGGAAAAATAAAAATTGGGGCACAAAATGGGGTGCTTACAATTGTGAAAGAAAGGCGATAAACATCTTTGAGTTCGATACCGCATGGAGTGCAATACCTGAAATGGTTCGTCTGATGCACCAGGAATTTCCATGTGTAGAAATCACGTACAAATACAGCGATGAAGATACTGGATATAATTGTGGTATCTACAAATTCAAGAAACGTGAATGCGAAGAAAATATTTTTGAAGGTGGATCTTTAGAAGCCTATGAATTAGCTTTTGACCTTAGACCATCATACAAAGAAAATTACGTTTTGATTGATGGAAATTATAAATACTCTGATGAATAAACAAATCCTATTCCGCGCAAGTCGTTTCGGCGATTTGTGCGGATCGGTTTCTAAATCGGAACTGACCCCAAAGCAAGAAATAGATTTAAACAATTTTATTGAACGTGAAAAAGCGCAGTCGCATATAATACGTGATCTTGATGGACTTCCTTTTAAAGGTTCGCCAAAGCCTTTAACCCAAAATCAACGGGAAGAAATGAACCGACTGATTACCAAGCGCGATGCACCTCCCGAACTTGATGTAACCGCGAGATCATGGGTTGAGGAATTGTTCAACGAAAATGTACGCAGAATCGTTTATCCTAACTTTTCAAGTATACAAACTGATCACGGCAATGCTGCTGAATCGTCAGCAATAAAGCGAATAGCAAAGGTAAATGGTTGGGGAACTTGTCTAAAAAGCACCGCAACACTATTTGATAAATACGGCAACGGACATCCTGATAACTGGAAGCCTTCAATTAATTTTGGTTTCGAAGCAAAATGCAGTTTCACAGGAAAATCATTTCCCCTATTTCATACAGAATTGAAAAATACCGACTATAAGCATCAAGTCAAAAGGTATATGATGATGGCTCAATCAATGGGTCATAATGTAGAATCATGGCCAGTATGCTATTCGTTGGAAAATGCATCAGATGAAGTAGTAATGTCACACGCTCAAAATCTATGGAAAGAATCAGGTAATAGTGGTTTTATTACCGATCGTGAAGGAAATTACAAATCACCATTGGCTAGACAATTCTATGACATGACCAAGGAGATGCACACGTTTGATCATTTGGCAGACTGGGAGCGAGTTAAAACATTTTATGTACATCTTATCCCATCCGATATAGAATTATACACCAAAAGGGCAGAAATGGGCCTTGCATATTATGCTGAACTCGAAGAAAAGTACAAACTAATGAAAAAGTAATTATGAAACAAACAACCATCAGACCAAAGTTTGAAGACAAGGAAATTCAGTTTCTTAAGTATTTCGAACAGTTCAAATCCATAAACATGTATTACGTAGAAATGAAGTGTATAATAGCCAAAAATATGCGTAAAAAAGGGTTCACTCTCGAAGAAATAGGAATGGTTTTACAATGCCACTATGCTAGCGTAATTCACTACTGCAAACATCATAGGGGAAATCGGGAGGTAAATGTTTTTGTTTCTAGAAACTACGAATCCTGGATTGAATCAGGTAAATACCCAACATCAAAAAGATACACTAAAAACGGCATTCGATTCTGCGATTTTATTTCGATAAATGATTAAAAACTTTTCAATAATTTCCACCAGATGAAATACATTTGGTATCTTTGAATATTGGTTGGAATATTGGATGCACCTTATATTCATAAAACCAAAAGAAGTTATTTAATGCCTTGTTTGATTAGTAGGGAGTGCATGCCTGAACATTGAACAGGGCATTTTTGTTTTAAATTACATGCACATTATGATTTTACGCCGAAACGGTAACAAAAGCCAAATAGCTGAGGATATCTACAAACATTTTCCTGACCACAAAATTTACATCGAGCCTTTTTTCGGTGCAGGAGGAATGTTTTTTAATAAACCCTTAGCGAAATACAATTTTTTAAATGACTTGGACGATGATGTTTTCAACCTATTTATGGTCGTAAAAGAAAATCGCCATGAATTATACTCTGCAGTTGAAAATATGCCAATACATCAATCATTGATGCGTTACTGGAAGAAATCACAGGAGGTAGATCCGATTTGGAAAGCCATTCGTTTTCTTTTTCTTTCAAATTTCACATATCTTTCGAAAGGTTACAACTTGAAATTCACTTCCGATAATTCAAAACAAATTATTTTAGATCGAATTGAACCAACCTTTGAATACATGAAGAATGCGCGTTTTATGAATGTGGACTTTCGGGACGTGCTAAAAAATATTTCTTTTGGTTGTAAATCGGGACTTTGCAAGAAGTCTGACAGCTTTATTTATTCAGATCCTGTATATTTTGGCACACAAGGTTGGTACGCTCACAAATCGAACGAAATAAACGATATTATAGATCATTTTGATATATTGGTAAATTCCGGTTTGCGTTTCGCTATGAGTGAATTTGATTCATGTTTTATTTTGGACAATGCAAAATCACGAGGTTTGAATGTGATCAACATTGGAGAAAGAAGGAATTTGAAAAATAGGCGCAATGAAATATTGATCACAAATTACGAACCACGTCAAAAAACAATTTTCGACATTTAAAATACTACTGATGGCTTACAACAAAAAGAAAGTTATTGTTTATACTGATTGGATAGATACTTTTGAAAATCTTTCCGATGAAGAAGCGGGTGCGCTTATCAAACACTTTTTCAGGTACGTGAATGACTTGAATCCTGAAACAGATAACCGCATTGTAAATCTAATGTTTATTCCTATGAAGGCAACATTGAAACGCGACCTTATTGCGTGGGAATCGAAGCAAGAAAAAAACCGTGAAAACGGTAAACTTGGGGGCAGACCGCCAAAACTCAAAGAAACCCAAATAAACCCAACGGTTATTTTGGAAACCCAACTTAACCCAGAAAAAGGCGTTAGTGTAAGTGATACTGTTAGTGTAAATGATATTCTTTTAGAAAAAGAAACAAAAGATTTATACATTGAAAAATTCAATTTCAAAAAATCTCTTTTGGATTTTGGCTTTAAAGATGAACTGGTCACCGAGTGGATACAAGTTCGTAAAGCCAAAAAAGCAACAAATACGGAGACTGCGCTAAAAGGTTTCATGTCCGAAGTTAAAAAATCCGGTCGATCACCTGATGAAATACTCACAATCTGCATAGAAAATTCTTGGAAAGGATTTAAAACCGAATGGATCACAAATTTAAATCAAAATGGAAAATCAAATACAAACAATCAATACACGCCCCGAACAGCTGATGATAAGCTTGCCGAAGCCAAAAGAAGAATACTTGGAGACGATTATCTCCCAGATGAAATCCAAGGGTTGGAACGGAACTTCGAAGATGCAGATTACACGGATGTTTGAAAATTCCCCATTTGTAGTTGCAAATCGAGCGCAAGTGATCAAAATTTTAATTGATGCTGCAAACGTTTTGTTTGGAATTAACGCGGATGGAATATCAAAGGAATTGACTGATGCCGTTTTTCAGGCCATTTCAGATCGTTTTGTCGGAATTAGGATAAATGATATACAAGAAGCATTTAGAGACGCTCAAATCGAAAAAAAACCGTATGTTTCAATTTCACGTGATGAACTCATTGAACCCATTTTTTCATATTGGCGAAAAAAGCAATTCATCTTATCCGCTATCAAGGATATCGAATCAGTCGAAATTGAGAATCAAGACGCAATTTTGAAAGCCGAACGATTCAAAGCCGAAGCAATGGACACTTTCAACCTATCGGTTCATAACAAAAAATGGTCGGGTAATCCTTTTCAAGCGTTTATTATCGCTCCGGATATTGCAAACTCGATAGATCCAAGAATTAAAAAAGTCCTATGGAAAGCATCTGTTAGGGAATTTGACAAAAACAAAACCCAGACTTTTTTTGACCTGGACAATCCACTAAACGAAAACCGGATCTATTCGCAAAAAATTATGATTTACTATTGCAAAAATAAATAATATTCATATGAGTAAAGAACATTATAAAAAGGCAATATTTAATAGCGGAATTATACCTGTCTTATTGTCACTAAGTCATTTTGAAAGAATTGAAGATTATGAGGAATGCGCTAAGATTTACTCCATAACTGATTTCTGGATAAGGATGGCTACTCGCTCTTTTGAAATGACTTTTCAACCGTTAAAACATATACCATGAATAAAAACAACTCCCAAATTCCCAAGTCATTTCAGCTCGCAATAGGCATACTGATCGGAATTTTCTTTGCGCTTCAATATATTTTGTATTTTTGCTTAAATTGAAATTATGGGAATCATTAAAAGGCATAGAATTCCGAGAAAACAAAAGAAAAAGGCTAAAAATGAACTAGCCTTAATTTTCCATGTAAAACCAAAGAGGCTTAATCGATATTTAAAGGTAAATATATGCATGCCTATTGAAATTTCATGTAGAGATAAAAATTATATAGATGATATTAATCATGCTAAAAATCAAATATGTTCTATATTTGGTTTGCCATCACAAACATTTAACATTTGCATAAATTCTAAATAATTATGGCGACACCGAAGTTATTCAATCAAGATATTGCAGACGAGATTTTAGAACGAATTGCTGGATCTTCATTGTCTCTTGCTATGATCCTGAAAGAAGAAGAAGAATACCCAAAGCTTACTTGCTTCTTTAAGTGGCTTAATAACAATCCTGAATTCGCGAAAGATTATGCGCGCGCGAAAGAATGCCAGGCAGAATATATGGCCGAGGAAATCTTAGAGATAGCCGATGATGGAACAAACGATTTTATGACCATTACAAAGGGAGATATGGAATATACAGTTGAAAACAAAGAATGGGTGAATCGTTCAAAACTTCGAGTTGATTCCAGGAGATGGCTTGCATCTAAGTTGCTCCCTAAGAAATTTGGGGATAAGATTGATTTGACTACTGCAGGAGAAAAACTTACAGGTATACCTCCCCAAGTAAACGTGTATGGTGGAATGGCTCCACCACTTGCCAGCGCAGAAGATGAAATAGATTCTTAAATGTCATTCTCATTTGATGTCACTCCCGTTTATCATGCCAATTACAATTCGATTGCTGACCTTGTAATAAATCAAGGTGGTACAGATTCAGGCAAAACTTATGGGTTAATGCAACTCATGTTCACTCATGCTTGTACTTTCAATGCACCAAAGGTTGATCCAATCATTACCATAGTAGGATCAACGGTTCCGAACTTGAAAAAAGGCGCATACCGGCATGCCAAAAACATTTCACTATCAACGCCGGGACTGAAGGAATACATTCGATATTGGAATGAAACAGACCGGACAATTACATTTATTACTGGTTGGGTTATGGAGTTTATTAGCTGTCAAAATGAGCAGGAAGCAAAGCAGGGTAAACGCCAATATCTATTCGTAAATGAAGCAAATGGTATCGACTGGGCAATATTTTGGCAACTAGCAAAACGTACAAGGATTCGAACATATATCGATTATAACCCATCAGCCCCATTTTGGGCGCATGATAAATTGATCGGAACATCAAAGCTAACCAATGACCTTTCCGCAGATGTTCAGCTTATAATATCCGATCACCGACATAACACATTTTTGAGCGAAAAAGACCATTTCCGAACCGAGAATATACAGGACCCAGAATTATGGAAGGTATATGCACGCGGTAGAACTGGTAATTTGGATGGTTTGATTTTTAAAAATTGGAAAGAAATACCCGATAATCAATTCCCTGACACAGATTTCTTTGGTGGAATTGATTACGGATATACTAATGATCCAACCGCAGCAGTTAAAATCGCTAAGGTAGGTAATTCAATTTTTGTTCATGAAATATGCTATGAAACCAGCATAACTGCAAACAATCTTAAATCATTGTTTTATGCGAATGGATTTACTGCATCATCAGTAATTTATTCTGAACATGATCCAGACATGATAGCGCAATTAAGGCGAATGCAAGTAATGGCCATTCCTGCGCGAAAAGGTGCAGGTTCAATCAATGCAGGGATAGTAAAATTAAATGAATATCAAGTTTATTATACAGCCAGCTCACTAAACATTTCAGAAGAGCGAAAACGTTATATGTGGCAAAAAGACAAGGTCACAGGTAAATCAATAAACACTCCAACTGAACAATGGAACCATTTAATGGATGCGATCAGATATGGTGTTTATACTCATTTTTATAGGTCTTAAACTCCATTGCTTATAGAGACGGGATAAGTGTTGTGACCATTGTTTGAGCTATTGAACGCTCATATCCATAGTAATTTACAAGAGTATTAATACCTGTTTCACGATCCATTCGGCCGGTTGATACCGCATCATTTATTGCAATAATTCCATCAAGTCCACCTACTGTTCCGCGCAGTTCTGTTTGAGCCTGCATCAAACCTGCTGCTTGTGCTTCTGATGCATTAACCTCTGCAAGATCGACGCCAAATATTTCGGCATATTTTTCTTTTGATAGTACACCATCTTTAAGCGCTGTTGATAAAGCTAACGCCTTTTTTTCAAGTGTTTCGGCCTTTTCCTTCTCGTTTTCTTGTAAGCATTCTAGGTGATAGTAATCAAGTTCTATCCATTCGCCTTTCAGAACTAAGCCTAGAAGCCAGGATAAACCGAAACAGTCTTTTTCAGCGTATGGTATTATTGAATCCTGATAAGCCGACTTCTTACCCTCCCTGGCATTCTCGTAGGTTGCCCCCTTTTCATCTGCAAACACATTCGTATTTAGACCATATTCATTAATTATCGCTTGTCTGTCCGCGGAAATCTCTTCGAATAGCATCAAATCCTTTGTTGGGAAAGTTGTTGCCTGCCATTTTGCCACGGCATCTATAATCTTAACTCTAGATTGACCGTTTTTAATACCATAATCTTTCGAATATTGTCTTTCTATGTCTTTCTTCTGCTCTGGAGTCATTGGAATTGGTCCCATTTGATCCTTACCATCAGATGTAATAAATCCAAGCGCACCATGATCAGCCATGATAACGTTCCGGAACCCATAAGATAGCCGAATATTTGATATTGGCATCTGCAGTGATTCAAGTGGGGAAATTCCAATCAAAGGATCTTCTGGGTTAGGAGTCTTGTTATGGAAAATCTCTTTTGGATCAAAAATAGTATTTGCTGTTGTTCCATCATTCTGAAATTCGTATGATGAAACTATCTTATTAATGTCAGTTTCTTTCCATATCAAACCAGTACGATTAATAATCATTCGGTTTGGGATCAAATTCCATATTGCACTTGGTGCCACAGCCAGAGCTGAATTAGTCCCGTATAGCGCATAAGTATAATCATTCCCATATAAGCATTGGTTGATCATTCTTTGCTCCATCCATTCATTTCGAGATTGCAGTACATTTGGGTTTTCAAGCCTATCAACAATAGGTGAATTTTCTATAAGTTCTGGCTTTCCATCCCGGCCAATTTTATAGTGCTTATAAACACCATTTGAAAACAATACCGCCTTCTTGTTAATTACCGCTTTGAGTTCAGGAGTCGTCCGATATAACACTGCTTCTTGGCCTCCTATGTTTTGCCATACCGCTGATTTACCCAGGTAAACGTGTTGCGGATATTGAAAGGGAGTTTCTGTATATCTGTCTCGGCCATCGCCACCGAAAAATCCCCGTAAACTTGAAAACCAACCACTCATATAAAAAATATTTTGTTCAAATATAAATCTTATTTAAGTTAATATTGTATGTTTGTATCAAAATGAGACAATTTGTTTCAATATTATACAGTTTATGAGGAACGGAAAACCTGAAAAACTTACAGATGAAGAGATGAAAAGGCAACAACTTGAAAAAATCAAGAAGGAAAAAACACGTCAGAAAACTGAAAATCAAACTGTAAAGAAATGACACTTCCAGAGTTTCCAACCAAAAAAGAATTTCAAGATTGGCTTTACGAAAATAAGTCACTTGTTTTGACAACCAAGAAAAACACGGTAAAACATGGGGATGTTTCATTTACTCCAATAAATGTCGTCGAAGAATACACCTCGAAAGCAGAAGTGGTACAGGATAACGGTATTTTAAAAGCCGAATTGGTTATAAATTCATGCGGTATTATTGATTCTCATATGGATTTGCATGTGGATGGACTGTGGAAAAAATCAGTTTCAGAGAACAAAAACTTCTTTCTACTCCAAGAACACCACATGGAATTTGATAAGATCATTGCTGATTCAGTAAAAAATAACCTGAAAGCTGTAATCAAGACTTTCACATGGAAAGAATTGGGAGTTAAAGCGGATGGTTCGACTACTTGCCTTGTATTCGAATCAGACATTCCAGATGATCGCAATCCATACATGCACTCACAGTATGCTAAGGGTTACGTAATGAACCATTCGGTTGGGATGCGTTATGTAAATATGTTCTTCTGTGTAAATTCAGAGGAAAAGTATTGGGCAGAAGAAAAGAAGAATTGGGACAAGTATATTTCAAAATCAATAAATCCTGAACAAGCCGATCGTTTCGGATATTTTAACGCGGTAACAGAGGCAAAATTCATTGAGGGTTCAGCGGTTGTAATTGGAAGTAATCGCGCAACCCCGACTATAAATATTGAGTCGGCAAAATCAGCCACTCAAATAACCGAGCCGTCTAAAGACACTCAAAAGCAGTTCAATAAATTATTTTTATCTTAAAAAGAAAACATGAAACAGATTAAAAATCTATTCGTCTCGGTTCTTATGTTAACGTTGGTATTTTCTAGCGTAGAATTTGCGACACAAAACGTACAGCTTGCTACCGCAGTAACGGGCGCTATGGGTGCATTCTCAGCAATTATGCATGTATCCAAAATGATGACAGGAAATTTTGCTTTTGAAGCAATTGTTATTCCTGATTTCACTGAGAAGTCCTCAGATGATATTGAGAAAATGTCTACGGCAGAATTGATCGCCTATAAAAAGGCGCAACATGATCATGAAACTGCAAAGCTCAAATCCGAGTATAAAAAAGAACTCGAAGAAGCGATGAAAGGCACCGTTTCAAAAGAGGAGCTGAAAGCCATTGCAGATAAGCAAGATTTGGTTATCAAAGAATTGGAACGACAAGGGCTTGCATGGAAAGCAATGACGGATAATCCTGTTTCAGTTGAAGCAAAGAAAACCGAGTTTATCGAGTTTATCGAAAAGAAATCCCTTGAAGTTAAGAACGAAGGTTCTGCGAAAAAGGAAAAGATCGACGTAAATACGAAAGCGATTGTTTCAGGTGTTGTGAATAAAGCGGCCGCGCTTATGACAACGGCAAACGTTGTTCCAAACGTAGCTGGCGGTTTCAACCAATTGTTTGGAAATTACATCGACGCGATGATCCATTCAGTTCCGAAACCAAAGAATTTCATTTTGGAGCTGGTCGACGTTACAACGCAGCCAGGAACTGAAAAGATTTGGTATGTTCAGCGTATCAACGAAGAAGGAGACGCTGCGTTTATCGCAGAAGGAGCGCTGAAACCATTGGTAGATGCCGAGTATAAGGAATTTTCTGCAGACATCAAAGAAGTTGCTATCCGTTGGAAAATGACCAACCGCGTTATGTTCCACGCACCTGCTGTAGTGAGTAACTTCCGTCAACATGCAGAAGAATTGGTAGAACAAAAAATTGATCAGCAAGTATTGATCGGTGATGGTACAGGAAACACAATTTCCGGTATTGCTGATCTTGCTTCCCCGTTCGTCGTGCCTGCCGCACTTGCCGGATATTACGCAACAGCGAATATCTGGGACGTTGTTAATGCCGTATCTGCTTATGTTTCTTTGAACAACTTCGAAGGAAATCATACAGTTGTTCTTAACACGGTTTGGAAAGCGCAAATGGCAGGTATTAAGGACCTAGAAGGCCGTTACATTGTTCCGCCATTTGTTACTCCTAATGGGGACACGATCAGCGGTGTGAACGTGGTTTTCTCAAACAAGATGCCAGCAGATAAAATCTTGCTTGGACAGCTTGACCGATTCAAGGTTGTATTTGCTGAGAACATGATCTTTGATGAAGGCTGGGAAAATGACGATTTCTCCAAGAACTTGACATCATTCAAACTTGAAGCATTCTTGGGTACATACTTCCCAAGTAACTACGCGGGATCAATCATCTATGATGACATTGCAACCGTATTGACAGCTATCGAAGTAGAAGGTACCTTGATTTGAATTTTTTTCCCACCTATCATTTGATAGGTGGGAAATTTTTATAAACTCGATTAAAAATTAAAACAGTTATGGCTAAAGAAGAAACAACACCAATTTTTGACGCTAAAGGAATGATTGAAAAACATACCAATTCGAAAACAAAGATCAAATACGGTGAAAGAAAAAAGGTGGAGATTGTCGCCGACACCAAATATTACAAGAAAGGTCAGATTATTCAACCTCACTTGATTGTTGCTGATCGTCTGATTGAACAAAAAATCGCTGTTGCTAAAAAAGTCGAATAATGACATCAATAACAGCGCCGGAAGATTACACAGGAAAGTATTTGATCACGAAAAACGTGACAAATCAAGCCAAGATTCAGCAGTATATCGATATGTATGAGGTGCAATACCTCGTGGCGTTGTTTGGGGTTGAATTTTATCAGCAGTATTTAGACGGACTAGCGATGACTCCCACGCCTGATCCGCTATACGTAAAGTTGCGAGATCCTTTTACGTCTCAAATGCACGGCAATTGGGTAGATTACGGGTATGGATTATGCCATAATCAGTCACTTATATCTTCAGGCATTAAGAATATGCTTGTCGGATTCATCTATTGGGAGTACTACAAAGACAGTTTTTCGGATGTTAATATTAACGGTCAAGCAAAGACACTCCCGGAAAACTCTCAAAATTCAAGTGTGTTTATGGCAAATCTGTATAGTAGGTATAATGAATCTATCCGAACATATCATGCAATTCAGGCGTATATTAAACAAAATAGCACCGATTATGAGAACTTCAAGGGTAGTCATAAGGGTCTTGTAAATTGGTTTTGATATGGCAGTAAAAGACATAGACGATATTGTATTTGAAATTGTTCAGGACATGGATGTGAATGTCAAGGTGAAAACCGCGACAGCACCCATTAATGAAACACAGAGAATTACGCTTTGTGACATCAAATACACTCGTCTAATGACAGTACTATTTGAGGATTATATCAATGAATTTGATGAGTCAGCTGTTCGGGATTGGTCAATAGATGTTAATTCGTTTGATGAAGATGGTTCTTTTGTGGTTCTAGCACCTGGAAGTAATTTGGCTTTAAGTCCTGGATCCGTGTTGAGATTGAAGCGTCCGTACTACTTCAGAGGTACGCCACTTGCTACCAACAAAGAATGGTTAGTATTTTCCGAAGATCACAGAACGAAACTTCCAATGATTTGGTTGGTTCAGCCAACTACGGAAACATGGTATGGTATCGAAGATTCGAGGGAACGTGAAAGCCGAATTCGTGTGTTCTTTCTGGCCGAAGCTGACTTCGCCAATGACTTCACCAAGGATCACCGAGTAAAACAGGTTGTGCCATTGCTTAATATGGTGGAAGTTTTCGTTGATCATGTGAAAGATTCAGGCGCTTTCAGCCGAAAGTTTGAATACACAACCAGAGATTTTTCCCGTTTTGGCTCTGAAAATGAAAACGGAATTGTGAAAAATATAATTGATGCCAATCTGTCAGGGGTTGAACTTAAAATGCCACTGACAACGTATAGGCAAAATTGTGATTGTTAAATTTAAAAATTAAAAATTATGCCGCCAATTTCAGCATTTTTATGTGATTGCGAAAGCCAGTTTGGAGCCAATACTGGTTTGCCAAATTGCGTCCTTATCGCCGGTGTTACCTATACGGTAATGCTTCAGTCCAGGTATGACGCTTTGGGAGAAGAAAATTTTATTGACTTGTCAGATCCAACCACATTGGGAGCAACAATTAAGACGCTCACAAGTGCAGCAACAGATCCGTTAAGCCGATTGTATCCGCTTCCAAGAGCAGAATCAGTTACACAGGAAAAGACAGCTACTGTATATGAAACTGCACCGTCTCAGACAAAATACAAAGTACAGGAAGGAATCAGAACTATTATGGCGCAATTCTGGGCCGATAATTCAGATATCCGATTCTTGGGTACGCTAAATTCATTTGGGTGCTCCGACATGAACTATTATCTGATTGATCGAAATGGTAACATTTGGGGGTCACAGACAGAAGATGGCAAGTTATTCGGAATTCCGGTTTCAGCTTCATCATGGGATGCAATGCTAGCCTGGGCAACTGATACGACAGTTCAGAAAATCATGTTGCAATTCGATGTTGAATATGGATTTAACGACGCAACATTGGCTGGTATTACTCCAAAAACATTGGGTTATTCTGCAACGACTTTGCGTGGACTTATTACCGCTCATGCAGTAGTAGTCGGAACACCGACAGTAACATCTGCAGTTGTTGACATTTATTACGAAAGTTCCAATGCGGTTCAAAACAAAAAACCAGTTAAAGGTTTCGTAACAGCAGATTTCACAGTTGCTGAAATTGAACCAACACCAGGGCCTATTCCAGTTACAGCATCTGAATCAGGAGCGGTACCGGCGCGTTACACATTGACTTACGCTACGCAGACTTCCGGAGATACATTAGAGGGGTATGCAACACGCGCAAACTTCGAAGTATTGAAATTTCAAATCGCAATCCCATAATCATGAGCGACAAAGTAGAAGCAAAAGCGCCCAAAACGATTAAAGCTGGGCGCGTTGATGTAAACATTGAACAATTGATGAGTTACACCGAGCAGGAGGCTATCGATGTGCTTTCGATTCATGGAATTGCACAAACAGAAATTATCCGAGTTTGGAAGGAAGTGAATAACAAAAGCAAGCCAAACAAAGTAAATTTGGATAAATAACAAATAGGAACAAACCCCCAGTGATAAATTGCCGGGGGTTTGTTTATGGTGGATACTTGTTTTAACAAGGAGTAAAGGCATATTTCAGGTTCGAATCCTGAATCTACCGCATGATTTTTGATGTATCGAAAATATTGGATCTACTTGATCAGGTCATTAGACTAGATGAAGATGAAGCGTGGTTTTTTGTTATTGACAAGGAAACGAAAGACCAAATAATCCAGATGAATACCGAAGATCAACTGGAAGAAGATGGTGTTTTCAGTACTGGCGAACGGACGGGGGATTACGCAGACTCCACTAAGATGTATAAGCGTTCAAAAGGTCAGAGATTAGACCATATAACCTTTAAAGATTCAGGCGCTTTCTATAATTCTTGGGTTGTCGAAGTTGATTCCAAAGGATTCACGATTGATGCCGATGGCCAGGTTTCAGCAGATACAAATCTTTTTAAGTTCTATGGAGAAGATATTTTAGGTTTGACGGATGAAAACCGAAAACATATCATTGATATAATAACAGGCAAATACATTGAATTTATTTACCAAAAATTAGGCTTATGATGAATACGCATTATATTCATATAGATGAGTTTCCATTATTTTGCTGGAGTAAATGCCAGGCTGGTGATTTAACATTTACCAGACGGAAATTGAACAAGGGAAATGAAGTTTTAGACCGATCGGCTTGGGAATCCATTTACGACTCATATTTAAAACGATTTGGATTATCACAGGATAGTGAAACTTACTACATGCTGATGCAGGAACTTACTGAATTGTACAAGAAATATGCAATAGATGGAGACGATTTTACGTTCAATGAAATAGAAATTGTTTTGGATGATATTGCAAAGTTGCAAAAGGATAGTAAATTTACCATTCAAGATGCAATAGCGCAGGTAAGCCAATGGATGAAAACAATTATAGATGATAAGAAAATTTCAACTGCACAGTTTTTTATTATCCAAGAAAACATGAAAAAGGAAATAGAAAGGCAAAATGCTGGCAACAAAAAATAGAAAATTTACATTTAATTTTGCAAAAAAAAGTTAAATAATTAATATTATGTTAAATAGAGACGCCAAAAACACATTAAAATCACTTTTCTTTCACTTTAAAATATCCAATTCCTGGATCCTAATATCCTTATTCAATATCTGTATTATATTTGGTCCCATGGATAAATACGGACTCATACAATCAGCAATATTCAGTTTAACACTCGTGATCATTCAAATTCTGAACTACCGGATGAACCGGAAAAACAGAATAGCAGCAATGCGGGATAAGTTGCATGAAAAACAATTGGCCGGATTGGTCGAAATGTCCAAGGTATTATCGAAGATGGAATTAATGCTGCACGATTACAATAAACATAGAGAAAGATTCGATGCAGGAAAATGGGTTGAAGCGAGCAATGAAATATCAGTTCTATCAAGAGACTATACCATAATTATGGCGCCTGTAATGCTGAATCAGTTTTTAAAGGTATACGGTGTAGTTAATAGTATCACTTCACAAATGATAAATCCAGAATATGATGAAGTAGATTTATATCGGCTGGAGGATGCACATGAACAATTCACCGACATGATAAGGCATGAATTGGGACTGGAATCATTAAAGCAGGAAATTAGAAGAATATTAAAAGCCCATAATAAATGATGGAAAATTTATTTTTTATACTGGTAATATATGCTGCAGCCGATTACTTCTTTAGAAGTACATATATGCCTAATCGCCGGTTTATCAAAAGAAAAAGATTATGAAGATACGATCCATATTAGATAAGATTTTTTGTTTAATTTGCAGGAACTTTAGAAATATGGAAGAATATCTGCATTTAGGCAAAAAGAAAGCCACTATGGAAGTTTATATTATGACAGGTCGCGACGGAGAATATTTCGTTAGCTATTGTCCATCTCTTGAAACAAGTGGCGCAGGATATACCCGTGAAGAAGCAATCGAATCCTTAAAGTATTGCATCAGTGTTTTAGTTGAAACACTTTATGAAGTTAGCAATAAAGATAGAGACCAACTACTCTTTAGCTACGGATGGAAAAAACAACCTTTGAAAAATAAAAACTATTCAAATTCATTTGTTGATCATAAAGGAAATCTGAAACTTGAAGGCTACGAAATGGAAGAAATGCAAACTACCCTACTCGCTATCTAATGGGAAATAGCCGACCCGTAAAAACAAAAGATTGGATAAAGTTTATTGAAGCGCATGGATGCAGGTATTCAAGAACTAAGGCATCTCACACCCATTATAAATGCCCTAGATGCATACGCCCAATAGTTTTCTGGACAAAACCAAAAGATGTTCCATTTATTCATCTTAAAACGAACCTGGAAACAATGGGTAAAACAGGTGAATACCTTTATGCCTGGATTGAGGAAAATTGTTGAAATAAATTTTTGAATGCGGTTCTACCCTACTTTAACTTTATCGCTGAAGACTTCCAGGAACTTGCCGAAATCATAGCCTGTCGCTATGCAATATTTGTGGATCCAGAATATTGTTGGCGAGAACTTGCCCCTTTCGTAGTCCGAGATCACTTGAAATGTAACATCCATCAGAACGGCCACATCGTATTGAGTCAGCTTTAACTCTTTACGTGAATTTCTCAGCGCCTGCCCTATTAAAATGTTAAAATCATCCTTCTCCACAGCGCAAAATGATAATTTAACCGAATAAACGTATCATGGTATACACTGAGTTTTTATATTTGCATTGCATATGTATCGAGCATTATGCTTTTTAGCAAATTTTAAACTAACATTTTTATGGAATCAATTATTTACAGCCTAGTAGGTTGCGTCGTTGCTGTTTTATTTTTTTTGTTGCTGCGTCCATTATTTCTTTGGTATTTCAAAATACCAGATATTATCAGAAATCAAATGCGAATTATCAATGATTCGAAGCCAAATGAGCCAGTTTTAGAATTAAGCGACCGGACTGTAAGAGACACAAATCAAACAAGTGTTGATGATCCAGCGGAATTGGAAGCATTTATGCAAAGAATGAACAAAAAAAGCGGAAATCAATCCGCATAATATTTTTTGATGGTCCATCTTTTGTGAATCAGTCGTAAAGAAACCAATATCACAACTGCAGATAAATAGAAAATAACCCAATGCCATGTAGCAAAAAAATAAAGAGATCCGGCTAGAGCAATTGGGATTAATGCGGACGTGTGCCGCGTTTTTATTTCGTCAACCACCCAGAACTTGAAAGCTGGCATTCCTTTCCAAAAAACCGGAAACATCATAGCTCTACAAAGTATGTATAGTGGAAACCAGGAAAGCTTTTTCCATGCTGGCATTGCATCGTATAGTTTTTGCGGTCTTAGGGGATCATAATTGCTCATATCAGTATGTATTTGATCAAAGATAAGCAAAATAAGAATGGAGTAGACCACTGCCTTATTTGGGTCCCCGGCGTTTGCCAGGCGCCGGGGATTTTTTATTTTGTGATCTGATTATAAAGATATGAACCTATAGGTGTCAGTTAAAACCATGATAAACGATGTATTTGTTTCATTTTTTCAATACCTTTACATAAACAATTATAAATATGTGGTCCCATAATTATTCTGATTACCTTTCAAGGTTAAGTGTTGAAGAACAGCACTCAGCTCCAAAGGAATTGTTTTCCGAAGGAGACTTTAATCTTTTAACAACAAAAATCCGTATTTCTATTGTAGGATCTAGAAAAGTAAGCGAATCTGGTAAAAAAAGAACAGAACTTATCGCTAAAGCACTTGTTAAAAGAGATATTATTGTAGTAAGTGGTTTAGCTGACGGTGTCGATACAATTGCACACCAAACAGCCATAAATAATGGAGGAAAAACGATTGCAGTATTAGGAACTCCTCTTGACAAATGCTATCCAGCAAGCAATAAATCACTTTTAGAAAAGATTAAAAATGATCATCTTGCAATATCTCAATTTAAAGAAGGTCAAAGAGTTTACCAATCTAATTTTCCCGCAAGAAATAAAACAATGGCTTTAATAAGTGATGCAACTATCATTATTGAGGCGAGTGAGCAAAGCGGAACCCGGCACCAAGCATGGGAGGCTATTAGACTAGGGCGCCAAGTATTTCTAATGGAAAATATTGTGAAAGATGAAGATCTTACATGGCCAAAAGAATTATTAAGCTATGGCGCAATTGTTCTCACAAGGGATAATTATGAAAGCATACTAGATGAAATGGAACATTACTCTTTTGTACAGGTGTAATGCTTGCCGAATTCGATAGTATATCAATAATTAATCTTGCTAAGCGTGCTGATGAAATGATTAAAGCAGCAGGAAGAGAAATTACTGCTGATATCAAGAAAGGGAGAACAAATGTTTTAGACCATTTCCTTGATATTCATAAAGAATTTATCGCAAGTCATATTGATGCAAATTCAACTCTTGTACCAATGCCAAGAAGTGCGCCATTGATTAAAGATGGAGTATGGCCATCTATGTCTATTTGTCTAAAATTAATTCAAAAAGGATTTGGGAAAGATATCGTTAAAATGATTGATAGAATTTCATCTGTGCAAACCGCACATCTCCAATCCGGATCAGATTCCAGGGCATCTATAAAGCAACATTTTGATTCAATACAGTACAATGATTCTAGCGGAATGCTTACGCCTGATAAAATAGTCCTTGTAGATGATGTAATAACACAAGGAAGAAACTCTGTTGCATGCTATCAAAAACTTAGAACCCAATTTCCAAATGTTCCAATCATTGTGTTTACACCAGTTAGAACAATGAGTTTTGATCAAATAAATATACTCTCATGTCCTATTCAAGGTAAAGTTAAATATTTTGAAAGTGGTAAATCAATAGTGATATAATATTTTCAGTCCGTCCACCTTGGGTTAAAAAAAAGCTGGGTATCGAATGGTACCCAGCTCCCCTATTCCGCCTTCAGAACCTATGATCAATGCACAATATCCCCAACAGTATAATGATCATTTGTACTTGCATTCTTTCATAATAAGGTATTTTAGGTATATTTAGAACTTAAACTAATTCAAACTATAATATGCTAGTAAAAAATCATGTGCTTGCAATATCATTGCAACTTGAAATTATTAAATCTGTTCTAACAGATGAACAAAAGAAAAATTACAATAGTACTGTAGATAGTATCCTCAATCGCGGTTCTGAGTCATACTTACACATAAGCGAATCTCTTCTATTAGAGATGGATCAATCCGAAGTTGATCAGGTGCTGAAACTTTTGAAGAAAATATAATACTTTCTGCATGTTCAGCATCCCGTTGAACATGCATGTTCTTTTCCAGGACGAATGTTTGCATAATAGCATCATTCATTGAATTAGAAAAAACATTCAATACCGTGTAGCCATCTTTCAAGGCTTCATTAATTGTTGGCCATTCATGCTCGCCTATTTTAGAGACAACAACTGAAATTACTTTTTGCATAATTTAGGATTTTTGCAGGAGCTACTTACCCCCTATTTTGAGTTTCAAAAGTAAGATTTTTTCGCATTGTATTTAATATTATGTTAAATATGTTTCAAAAATGCTTATATTTGGCAGTAAAATGGGGCATTTATCCCAGTAAATCAGTGTCTTATATTTAATATTATGTTAAGTAAAAAATGTCTGATTTTCAAATGGTTAAAATATTTTTTCGCAATATTTAACCGATAGGGGAGGGGTCAATACATATTTATTGGAGAGTACGATTAATTTCGTGCTCTCTTTTTTTTTGGAACTATGGCAAAAAGAGAAACAAAGCAGGATTTAGGATTTAATGGAGCATTCAAAGGTCTGAAGGAAGGCGCTGAAGCTGCTAAACCGCCTGTTGAAAACTTAGGAACGGCCATTGATGGAGTAGCGGAATCAAGTAAAAAAGCCTCCAAGATTGATCCATTTAAAAAAATGCCGGATCAAGCCAAGAAAGCCAAGCAGGAAGTTGAGTCCCTGCAAAAGTCATTGAAAAAAATTGAAGATCAATTAAAACGCATAGCCAGGCAGGCACTTACTATAAATTCCGGATCAGCTGGATCGACACCAGGCAGCCTGTCAGAAATGCGCAGAATTAACGAGGCCAACCGAGAAGCTAATAGATTGGCGGCCGAACGAGAACGGATACAAACTTTACAAGCGCGAACACAGCGCGAATTATCCGCGGCACAGGCCGCAGCTATTCGTGTAACTGCACAACAAGAAGCATTAGAAGCGGCTAGATCAAGAAGGGCTGAACAAGATGCGCGTCGTCAACAACGCCAAGGCAATCAATCGAGACCATACAAAGAGTTAGAAAGACAATTCAGGGCGTCACAAGCTGCGGGCCAGGATTTAGGCGCTGAATTGATTCTTTTACAACGTCAAGGGCGTGGATCAGGTGAAGAGTTTGAAAGACTATCCAGGCAGTATAATGAAAACCAAGAGCAGACACGTCGATTAGGTGAGGAATACCGACGATTAAATCACCAATTAATAAATGATGCTCCAAATGTAGGTAACTATCAAAGTGCATTTGAAAATATTGAAAGCTCAGGTAACAAATTTATTGGTTTTTTAGGGAATTTAGGTGTAGCAATAGGCGGCGGCGCAATATTTCAGGGAATAATTTCATCTATAACAGAAGTAGAAGATTCAATAGCGGATCTTTCTTCTGTTACAGGCGCATCAGGAAAGGATTTAGATTTTTTCAAAACCAATGCAATTGAATTAGGTAAAACGGTAAAAGGAGGTGCGGCTGCCGTAGTAGAAGCATATAAATTAATTGCATCCGCGAAGCCTGATCTACTTGAAAATGCAGAGGCATTGAATGAGGTGACAAAATCTGCTATACTTCTTTCAAAGGCATCAGGTATGGATTTACCAGCCGCCGCAACTGCACTAACAGATGCGATGAATCAATTTGATGTTAGCGCTGATCAATCTGCAAAATTTGTAGATATTTTGGCTGCTGCTGCGAAATATGGTTCGGCAGAAATACCACAATTGACTGATGCATTATTGAAATTCGGACCTATCGCTAAATCAACAAATGTATCAGTTAGAGAATCAGCAGCATTAATAGAAGATTTAGCAGAGAAAGGATTAAAAGGAGCGGACGCAGGTACAGCGATTAGAAATGCTATGCTTAAACTTTCCGCACCGGATGCATTACCAAAAGAAGCACAAGAAGCTTTAAAGAAATTAGGCGTAAATTTTGATGATTTAAGAGATAAATCAAAGCCATTCGCTGAAAGATTAGATGCATTAAAACCATTATTGAAAGACAATGCAGCATTAGTGAAGGTTTTTGGTTTAGAAAATGCCAGCGCAGCAACTACACTGATCAGTACAACAGAAAGGATCAAAGATCTGACAGATAAATTGGACGAAAATGGAGTGGCTCAGGAACAGGCAGAAGCAAGGTCTAAAACGTTATCTCAGGCATGGACTACCTTTAAAGGAAATTTGAATGCCATAATTCTGGAGTTTTATAATGGAACAGATGCCGCATCCGGATTTACTGGCGCATTAGATTACCTTTCCAAAAATATCAAAACGATAATAATTAGTTTTTTGAGATTAGGAGAAGTAATTATTATATTCAAAGGGCGATTATTGGCTTTAAAACTTTATGAAAACGTAAAAGCTTTTATCGCCCTTAATAGATCTGTAGATGGGGCAAGCAGAAGTTTGTTAAATGGATCAGAAGCCGGACAAAGATTTGGCAAAGCATTAAAAGGGATAGGATTTGCAGTTGCAATTGCTTTTGCGATTGAATTAGCATCAAAGTTTTATGATATCGCCAGCGGAGCGGAACGAGCGAGAGATATATCAGAAAAACTTGCAAAGATTGAGGCTTTTAATGATTCACGTAGAGAAAAAGAGGGAAAGATTGTAGGTAATTCTTTGGATTCAAGATATAGCAAGTTGAAAAATGAAATGCAATTATTAAAAGATTCAGGAGCATCAGCCAGGGAAATAGCCAAAAAGGATGCTGAATTAAGAAAAAGACTTTCAAAGGAAATTGCAAGTGAAACGGCAGCAGATAATACAAAAATTTTTCTAATTAAACAGCAAATATTAGATGCAGAAGAAGCATTACGCCAGGCTCAAGAATCAGGTGCAGAAGGAAGTGCATTTCAGCAGCAAAGAATTTTAAAAGATTTGTATGGGCAAATACAAGCGGCTGAAAAAAGAAATCAAGTTAGAGCATCATTTTTAAATGTTATTAATCCGGAAACAAAAGAATTTGAGAAAAACACCAGTGTAATAGGAGATAATACCAAGAAGAAAAAAGAAAATACAACCGCTCTAAAAGAGAATAATGACGAGTTACAAAGATCACTACAACTTCTAAGTGATGAGCGTCAATTGCGACAAGAAATTAAGAATCTTCAAGATGAAAATGCTATTGAACCAGTTCGTCAACAGCAAGAAGATGAATTATTGAATCAAAGGGAATCTATACGGCTTGCGGGCGAATATCAGATTGACGAGGTCGAACGCTTAATCGACATTGAATTTCAGATGCGGAAAGTTGCGGCGATGGAACAGGCCGAATTCGATAAAGAGACATTATTAAAAAAGTTTCAAGATGAACAATTGCTGGCAATAGATGCGCTTACAAAAGAACGTGATGAATTACTGAAGCAAGAGGGTTTAACGGCCTCCGAGCGAGCTAAGATTAATGCGAGTTACCAGCAGAGGATAGATGAAACGCGCGCCGACTTCCTCCAGAAGGAAAGGAAATTAGCTTTAGAGCGTGAAAAAATTGAACTGGAACTGCAAAATAAATTGCAAGGAATTGATGAGGAAAGAAATGCCCGAATAAATAAGGTGAATGATGAATTAACCGATTTGCTTGAATCGAAAGCTGAAAAAGAAAATGAAAGAATACAGCAGCAGGCGAAAGATGCGCAGGATGCCTTGGACAAAGAAAAGAAATTGCAGGAAGAGCGCCGAAAAATGTACGTTGAATATGCGGATGCGGTTGTAGATGAATTGAAAAGAATATCCGATGCGGAAATCGGAAGGTTGGACGAGAGAATTAAGAACGAACAGGCTTTACAGCAGTCGTTAATTGAAGCGGCTAATGCTGGAAATATTTCTGCACAGCAGTCTATCGCCGCCAGCCGGGATGCAGAGCGAAAAGCCACAGTTGAAAAAGAGCGGGAACAGCGAAAACAACAGGCACTTGAAGAGTTCAAAGCATTTTACAACTTGGTGAATAATAATTTGGAAAAAGGAGACAGCGCCCCCGCAGCAGTTGCCAAAGCATTTGCACAAACTGGAATAATTAAGGCGGCCGCGAAACTCATATCTGCTATTCCTGGTTTCAAAACTGGAACCAAAGGAAAAGTTAAAGATGAAATGGCGCCAAACATTTCAACGGGTGCGGATCCAGATAACAGATTGATCAGAGTTGCAGGTGATGAAATGATTTTTAACGCAAATCAATCAAATATTGCGGAAAAGGCCGGATTTAAAACTACTGACGACATTATTAGTGCTTTAGTGAACCCGTCAATTAAGTATGATCAGATAGATCATGAACAGGTTGCGCATAGGCTTTCGAATAATAGCTTAAGAGTAAAAAGACCACAACAAATGGAAAACGCAGCAAATTTGGCTGTGTTGCGTAAACTAGATGATGTAAAAGCAGCAATTGAAAACAAAACAGAATTCATGATAACGGATGTTGTTGTAGATGGTATGGCCGTGGGTGTTGCATTGCATGAGAAATCAAAAGGATTAGAGAAGTACGGAATTCACGTTATAAGACCATGATAGGAGCGATAAGACTTAATGGCCCTTGGGGCGAGATACAGCCATTTAATCGGCCAGAATTTGGGTTTAGTTCATCATTCACAAATGGCAGGAACAGCACGAATAATCTAGTTCCTGATGCAATTATTTTGGCTGGAAGAGATAATAAAATGCGTGAAGAATGGATTGAAGCAAATACCAGGTTTCAAAACATCCCAGTTTCAATCATTTCAGATACAATTTTAAATAGACCATATTTTTTGGATCTATATGGCATCACATATAGCGACACTCAGAGTACAGTTGCCATCAAACCATACAAGGGTGATTCGCATTTTTGGTCTGAAGCGGATAATTTATCATTTGATGCGATTGAAATGTTTGCGCCTATGGGATCGAAACTTTCAAATTTCACCAGAAAATGTCCTTATCTTGTAGAAAGAGAAGACGTAGGAATTCAAACGCTTTTTCTTGCGTTCACAATTTATAGTTTAATAACTGAGATTGCTAGAACGGTTAAAGCAATAGCCGATTTAGCTGGGCAGGCCGCGGATTTTTTGGGAACGGGTGTTGCTACAACGATTATACAAGGAGTAGCATTATTTGTTTATTTGATCAGCATGGTAATTGCTCTGGTTAACTTCATGAAAGAATTGGTACGATTATATTTCCCGAAACTCAGATACTTGAATGCCATAAGTGATCATGATTTGATTCGGTTGGGATGTAGATATTTGGGATATGAATTGAAATCAGATTTATTATTATCGCAAAAAGAATTGCATACAATGGGCGTTCCCATAACCAGGAATAATGATCGCAAATCATTTTTCGAATTTGTATCAGATGATTTATCAGGAGAGGTTTTTAATTATGGATGGCCGACAGCAAATGATGCTAATGGGAAATTAGGTGCTTTTATAGACGAATACATGAATACATGGAACGCGCAGGCGTATGTTTACGATGGAGTTGTAAGAATTGAGACACGGGAAGCATTCCGGACTTCTCCGGTCGCGACGATTCCGGAGGTTTATAATGACCAGGCCCGCAAAGAAATGAGAAACAATTATGACACAAGTTCTGATTGGAAAGTGAAAATAATGGGTTGGACCGTAGATTATACTGATACACATACAGCAGACAATTTTTATAAAACTCAAACTGAATATCAAACCCAATTAACCACTTCATTGGATCCCATGTTAGTGAAAATACAGGGGACAAGAGACATAATTTTCAACTACTCTTTAGCACAGCGAAAAAATAAATTAAATGCGATTGAAAAATTGGTGTCAACCGTATTAGGAATAGCTGATAGGGTGGCGCGTATATTCAGGGCATCTACAAATTATCAATCATTTGTAACTGCCAGGATCGGTGCAATGATAATTTCACAGGAAACATTTGGGATAAATAAAAAGCTTTGGTTGAACTTTGATCAATATGGATATGGAAGACAACCGGCTAATTTCATTGACTTTATCGGAACAGATGCGATTTATGAGTATCACAAGGATTTAGAAGTATCCGTTAATTCCGGTACGATGGTTACTGATATGACATTTCCATGCACAGAATATACATTTAACCAATTTGCAAGAAATAAATACGTAAATTTGGGCAATACGGGAAGGGTGGTCGAGTTATTTGATGCCACTTTTAATTATAGATCATGCACCGCAACAGTTACATATAAGGATTTTGATGGGTCCGGATCGGGAACAGTTGCAGTTAAAATTTATTAGAATGGATTTTGGGTTTGGAGATTTAAGCAAATTAGGCGATCAAATGGAAAATATGCTTAAAAAAGCAAGTAAACATTTGACACCTAAGCAGCGTGCAGAGCTGAACAAAGCGCAGCAATCTGTTAAAGGACTTTTCCGATCACAAGATTTGAATAATATTGCCAATGTAGATGTCTCAAAACTGCAAGATGTGCAAAATTCATTGACAAAAACATTAGAAAATCTTAAAGATGGCCTATCAAATAACCAGTAGAAAATTCATTGATTACCAAGGGCGGGAACTTTCATTTCCATACGCTTCTGGTTTTGATCCGATAACTGCAAAATATGTAATGCAGGGGAATTTTGCTATTGAATTTTCTAGTGTACAATCAGTTCTTATTACAGATAATGAATTAGTATTGCTCACAGGGTCATGGGAGGATTTCGGTTTTATTACAGGCGCTGGAATAACCGGGACATATGGTCCTCATACAATACCTGGAGGAACTACAATAACTTATATTGATGGTGCTACAATGGTAGTAAGCGCTTCACTAAATACAGATGATGATCCATACACATCTGGATCAATATCATGCAATGATGCGCCAGATGCGCTAGAATTGCTTTTCAACCTAGTTCCGAATCAGAATGCATCAGAAAATGAATATTCGCTGATAGATGGAGAGGTAAATAGATTCCAAGTAAACTTAAACTCACTGGGTGTTGGTGCAACAATACCATTTACAAGAGCAGGGAATTTTTCAGGAGGATCGATAATGTCCGCCACTGTGAAAAGATTGGCAGATTCAGGAACCAAAAGAACCTATGAATTGGCAATAAGCTACAAATTATGGACAGTTAAAAATTCGGATTTATATCTTACAACAAATTGCGTAAAGCCGTGGTTGAAAATACGAATAATGCCGGAGTTTAATAATCCGACTGTATTTTCAGATATCATAAATTCGCCATCAGACGCGAATACAGGATGGCTAAATGAGCGGGGAAATGGAAATTTACCTGATTATGTAAAGGCGGGAATTTCATGGAAAAATTCATTAGGAGTTACATTACCAGGGTTTGATTATTCACAGGCTTCATTATTTGAAGCCAATATTACAGGAATATTTACTGCAGTATCAAAATTTAATATTTGCTGGTTTTTTGATTCAATCGAGGATGCTGATTATAAAAATTTGCCTCTTTCAATTGAAAATAATTTAATGTTTATTGTTTCAGATACACCATTAGCTGTCGGAACATCAGGGAGCATTCCAGGATCTTCAAGAGAGGACGGATCACAGCTTGTTTTATCGGACATTGAAATTACACAAACAGGATCAGCAGCCAAAATAAAAGGAAAGTTTACACCAAATGAAAAATTTACAGCATTTTTCCAGGCAAATCAAGCTGAAAATAGAAATTATCGTTTAATTATTCGTTGCGAAGACCCTGGTTTGTCTAATAATTTAGTGAATCCTGTTTGGGTAAATGTTGATTCAGGGATTGCAGAGAAGCAAATAATTCCACTTGGACCATATCCACTTAATATACAAAGAATTTATGGGCATGATGATGAATTCCCAAAAAGTCCAAATCTGTTTATTGAAGATGATATCCGAATCAACACATTATTTAAACTTCCAAAAGGAATCAGATATAATTCAATAATAGTGGGGATAGTAGCTTATAATATAGCTACAGGAGAAAATTTCAAACTTGAATCAAAGGAAATTGATTTGTCCGCATATCCATTATTGCCTGATGGAACAAGCCCCGTGAATTATTATGCTTTGCAGGATATGAATTTATCACAAACGAACCCACACAAGGCAGTTGAAATGTCGCGATTACCATCGTTAGATGATTCGGATGAATATGGAATAGAAATTAATTATTGTACACTATTAAATTGGAGATATTGGATCCCGTTGCCACAAGCTTCTTTTGATTTTTTCCCAAATCAAAATCAAAATTGGTTTAATTATGAAAGCAGTCCATGGGTTGTGGCCTTCGGAATGCAGATTTTTACAGACGAGGGAACATATGAAAATTTGTTAACAGTTCCATTTAAAAATTACGATGATTTTGCTGGAACATCGGTGTTCACATACTTTAGAATGGATGGAACACCATTAAGCAAGCCTCTGACAAATGAACAGATCAGAATTGTATGCACCCATACGCCCGCTGTTGGAATAAATGTTCTTGATACATGCTGGTCGCAGATTACAATTGAGCCATTTGAAGGATCACCACGTTGGGAAAGCTCAACACTTTACCCAAGTACGGATCCAAATAATCCATTAGGACCGGCTCAACAAACATTAACACCAACCCAGGTAATTACCGAGTGTACTTATGATCCAGGAAAGGTTTCGAATCCTGATAAAATTTCATTTACTAGCAGATTTTTGAGCGATAATACATTGTTAGATACGCCGCCAAACAATAGGACTAAAAAAACAGAAACCGCAGTAAAAATTTTCAAACCAAAGGTCATAGAAGACCGCGGAAATGTTTCCTGCTGCGATTGTGAATTTTTGGTTTTTGCATCATTGACTGAGAATGACACGTACAAAAATTGCATTTCATCCCGTTGGCAAATTGGCGAAAATGTAAGTTTTGAGTTAAGAAAAAATGAAGTTTTAACATCATGGCAACCTAGCACACAGTCATTTGCGAATGATACTACTGCTTATTATGCAACTATAACTTGGAAAGATGTTCTAATTTCAGATGGTGTCGGATGCTATAAATTATATGCCGTTTTCGAATCCGCAGGAATTGAAGGAAGTGAATTACTGGGAGAATTTAAACTGGTTAAATTCAGTTTCCCTAGATTGAACAATAGGGTCAGAATTAGATCGGTTTTCAATGACGCGAACGATGCGGAGCAAATAAATTTCACTAATTCATTCGTCGTAGATGATGTTGTGATAAATGGAGATATGAACAATTTTGATCCAAATACAAGGATTGAAAATTGGGTCTATTCCGGAAAAGAACAAAACAAATCAGTAAGAGAAAACGAGACAAAATACAATTTACGTTGCTACATGCACAGTTATTGTGTAATAGATCGGCTTATTGATCTGCATTTTCTAGGTGAAAACCAAATGTACATAAGCGATTACGCGAAAAAAGCATTCAGGCCATATATTCTCGACTGGCCCACCATTGTTTCTGAGTCTGCAAAGATGAAAGACTATGATGCGCACGATAAAAAGGGATTTGAAATTGTCCTGGAAAAAAAGTTACTTGACCAATACACACATTTTGGAGCCGTTGGAGCATCAGGACCGGTAAATGATCCATTAGAAATGGTTCCGAATACAGTTGCAGTGCCTGATGGAACAATAAATTATCAAATTTTCCATTACGGCGAGCTAATTCAATCAGGATCTTATGAAGCGTCCGGAGATTTAATAATTAATATTGAATAAATTTTATACTTTTGAAACATGCCAGGGACTACAACAATAAATATTCAACTTGGAATAAAGGACGTAACCAGCGAAGGGGTGCTTATTGGCGCTCAAAAAGCAATTAATCTAATCGCTGGTGATAATATTGAGATAGAGGCATTGAATAATCCAGGAATGGAAAGAATCGATGTTACTTTTAATTCGACAGGAGGTACACCGGCAAAACCAATTCCAACAACAACTGTAAGCTACACAGAATTACCGAAATTAATCGCCACTACGATGCCTGCAGATTCAAATATTGCTATTTTAATCGTTGAATTATCGGGAGTTACAGGTACATTTGAATCAATTAATATTGGAATTGAAGGAGTTCAGGAGGATTATTTTATCATCGAAGACGGATCTGATGGAATATCTGCTACTTATTCACCATCCATATCAACTTTAACCGCAAATAAAAATTTAACAGTTAAAGCGGTTGGAGGCTCAATGACAGCCGGCACCATAAAAATCAAAGCACAAACAATAAATTAATAATAAAAACCATGAGAAAGCAAATTTTAGCATTTATGATCACGATTATGTCATTCGGATTGGCATTTTCGCAACAGACATCGACGGGAACAGGCGCAGCAACAAAAATGATTCAGTTAAAGAGTAACGGAACATCCGGAAAGAACTCAGTGATTCGTGTTGAATCTGGTTCAACAATTAATGAGGGATCAATTGTCTCTACAAATGGAGGTAAAAATGCAGGAGTTGCAACAAGTGCAAATGCAGATGGAACGGTTGTTTCATTGCAAGCAACAAATGACGGCGTTACACTTGGTCAGATAAATATTGATGGAAATGCAGGTAAAATTTATCTGAATGCAGAAAATACCAGCACTGAAAAGTTGAACGATATGAATATTGCTGTCGACAGTACGGTGATTCGAAGTCTAAATTCCGTAACTGGCGCAAATGCAAAATTGAAAATGCAAACATTTCAGTTTTTGGCTACGGCCACCGATAATGAAACATATACTTCGCAAATTGAATTGAACACAGACGTAATTTCGACAACATCTAAAATAGATATAAATAATAACTCTGAGATTAGACAAAGTCCAGATGCAATTGTAAGCCAAATTTTAGGATTAGGATTGTCTAATTATAACGCTAATTATTATAACGCATCTGATCATATGGTTTCATCTGCTACAAGTAATTCCAGGATACAAATGGATACATCAAAAATGGTAGGATCGGCAACTGTGGGAGATATTCAATCTATTATGTCTTTAGATCCAATAACTTCAAATGAAGGAAACGTTTTACTTACAAGAAATACAGCGACCAATGAGTTGAATAAGTTTGAAACTACAGCTACTGGATTGCAAGCTATTTCATCGGATGGATTATCTAATTTATCTTCAATTAGTTTAACTCCATCATCAAATATTACAAAAGTTACAGATGGCATAGCAAACAGTGAATCAACTATGGGGGCAGATTTCTTTGATATTATTATTAGTAATGGTTCTTTTTCAAATATGTCTTTAAAACCAAATAGCGCGTTTTTTAGCAATTCATCTGGGAATATTGTTGACGTAATTTCTGTAGATCCTACAAGAGAAGATTTAGGAACGGTTTTTCAAAGTACGGATATTTCTACATCAGATTATGGTCGTGTAGATGTAAATACTTTTTCAGCTAATTTAACAACAAATACAACAACTGGAAATTCTAGTATTTCTGCAGTAAATGGAAATATAAGCATGATTGCTTCATCTACTATATCTTCTGAACTGACCAATGGAATAAATAATCATACGATTACATCTACATCTACAACTTCAACAAATACAATAATAGATGGAACAGGTATAACAGAAACTCACCAAGAATTAGGGCTGATTGAGTCCAAAGTTGATAATGGTACAACTTCAACTGAAACTAATCAAGACGCAAGTCAATTAGGTTGGACAGTTTCAAGCGGTTCAGGAATCTCAACATTTTTTCAAACTGATGCTCAATTCGATTTAACGGCTACAAACTTTAATTTACTTGGAAATGCAAACCTGCGCAATGTCGTTTTGAACGCAGGAACAACTTCACGCGCACCATTTAGATATTCCACCGGAACACTTACATCTACTATCATTAACGGGGCAAAGGAATACGATGCAAATAATGAATATCTGAGCGTAGGAGGTGTTAGATATACTATGAATAAAGTTTTGACAACTACCGCATCATTGAATTTTCCATCAACACCTGACAATTCAAGTTCGACATTGACAGTAACAGTTACGGGCGCGAGTGATGGAGACGTTGTTAGCATTGGCGTTCCATCTGCATCAGTAGTTACAAACACAAGTTATTTCGCTTTTGTTTCGGCAACGAATACCGTTACAGTTGTAATGCTGAATAACGACGATATCAATCCTGCTGATCCAGCAGTAGGAACATTTAGAATCTCAGTCAGTAAACTTTAAAAATTAACAAAATGGCAGTAAGAAGTTATAACATAGCGGAAGTCAAATCGGATCTTTATGGAAGGATTCCGAGCAACGGAGAAATGGAATTATTGTTGGGTGAAAATGCAATCAATGATTCATTGCCATCATGGTGGCAATATGATTCCGCATCAATGGCACCAGACAATTTCGCAAACGGAGTCATTCAACCAACTTTACAGACAGGTGCCGGGCGTTGGATCCGTTACAACATCGCTATGACATTGCCCCAAGCAACATCGGATTTGGCTAGTAAAATGAATAACCCGACCGGATCAACAAGTCAATATATGAGGGGTGATGGCTCGTTGGCAACATTCCCGACTATTCCTGGCGCACAAGTCCAATCCGATTGGACTGCATCATCCGGAGTCACAGCAATTGCAAATAAACCGACACTCGGAACCGCATCAGGAGCAAATACAACTGATTTTGCGACATCAGCACAAGGAGCAAAAGCTGATAGCGCTTTACAGCCGACGGGGAATGGATCCGGATTGACAGGGTTAACAAAAAGCCAAGTCGGATTGTCGAACGTTGACAATACATCGGATGCAAGTAAACCAGTTTCGACAGCGCAGGCCGCGGCAATTAATGCAAAATTTACAACTCCAACTGGAAACACTTCACAATATTTGCGTGGTGATGGAAGTCCTGCAACTTTTCCTACGATTCCAACAGTAAAGAGACAGGAAACATATTCCGGAACCACAAATGCAAGCGGAGTGTATACTATCACTTATGGCACTGCATATTCAGTAACTCCAAATGTTCAATTCCAGGTTGTAGGAGGAAGCAACAAAACAACAATTTTGATCACATCATCCACAACAACTGGATGTAGTTTCAAAGTTGAACTAAGAGCTGACGTTTTAGGATTACTTCCGAGTTATTCGAATGTAAACGGTGCGAGTGTAGATGTTTTGGTAACTGAAAAATAATTTGATCATGACAAAAGAGAAAATTGTTGATTTGTCAAAATTAGGTGCCGGTGCAATTTTATCAGCGTGGCTAGGTGTAACTAATTTAAGAGTGTCAAAACTCGAAGATCAGCTTTACAGATGCCTTCAGGGAAAAGAAATTTCAATCGCAAAATCAAATGAACAGCCAACCATCAAAATGTTGGCCGTTCTTCCAAAAGAAATCAGAATTAAAAACGAAAGATATGCAAAATAAGAAAACATTATTCGAAAAATTCAAGGCAAAAACACCTGCTAAAAACAAAAAGAAAGGAATCATTGCAACATGTATTGCAACGGCATTGGGTGCTGTTCTGACAGCAGGAGTTGTTACAGCGCCTTTAGGAATTACATTGATTTCAATCGCTGCTGCCGGATTTGGAGCAATCGCGGTTGCCAATGGTGCTAAAGTTGAAAAATAATGGCTGATTTCAAAGAATACAAGAACACTTTTATTGGATCAACATTCCCTGATAAGCCATATAATGATGAAGTAGGCATCAAATTTACCAATGAAATGGTAAAGGAGTATATTCCCGAAATTGAAAAAATGGGATTGTCAAAAGGATTCAAATTGCTTCTTATTATCATGTCTCAAAAGGAGGGATTCAGCAAAGGAACGCGAAGCTACCGAACAAACAACCCGGGCAACATCGCTAACACCGACATGGGCGCTAATAAATCTTATCCAACGCTGAAAGACGGGATCCAAGCACAGATTGATTATGTCAATAAAATTGTATCCGGCAAACACAAATCATACCCAATGGGAAAAGAAGTAATAATCAAACCTTTTTTCTCAAAGGAAATTGAATCCAACAAAAGGAATTATGGTATGTCTGGGTATTTGCCAGGATATAAATTTACCTTCAGTGGGCAATTAGATCAATTCGTTAAAATCTATTCCACCGGTGCGCGCGCAGGTAATTCATATCTGAATATGATTGTTTCATTTTTCAAAAATCACGGAATAAAAATCACACCAGAAAGCAAAATTCAAGAAATTATTGTATCTTAGCTATAGCATATAGTTAGTAGGTTAGGTTTACAATTAAAAAGTCCAGGTAGAGAAATTTATCGGGACTTTTTGCTATATTTGTATTCATTCTACTGGCATACATTGCCATAATTTTTTTCATATTTATAGTTTTTTAGGTATAAAATCCCGCTGTAATGGTGGGATTTTTATTTTTTACTGAAAATAATATCCACAACATGCGTAACTAATGAGGTGTTTATTGTATATTTATCGAAAATATATAAGATATGAGAGAAATATTAACAATAATTGCATTGGCATCCTTATCACTTACAGCATGTACAGACAAAGAAGGAGCCATACGAGCAATTGAAAACGAGGGAATGCATACTATTTCAGTAGGTGGTTATGCTTGGTTCAGTTGCGAAAAATCTGACAATTACAGGACTAAATTCAAGGCTTATTCATCTGACAGTTCAAGAATAGTCACAGGTTGTGTATGTGCAGGAGTATTAAAAGGATCAACAATAAGATTCGATTAAATATGAAATTAAACCAGTATAACAAGGCGCACGATCTTATTAAGATGTTAGCGACGAAGAATGGCATCTACCTCAAAGATATCGCTTCACGTATGGGATATTCTCAGGCAAATGAATTAAGTAAGATCCTTAGAAAGGATCGACATTTATCGCCTGAAAAACTCACAGAGATAATCCAGGCTATAAATCAGAACTACGAGGTTAATATCAGATTTATTTCGAGTGTGAAATACAGGGTTATAGTTTTGGTGAAAGGGAATCCGGCGATAGTTGATGGATATACGGTTGAAATATGACTTTCGCTGAACTCCACGCAAGGATTATTTTACTTCCGAATATGGATGTAATACCTATCGGTTCACAAGTTCCAGTTAAATCTCATTTGTGGGCAGATCGGCAGCGAGATATAGTTCAGGCCAATGACCGGACCAAAGTAAAAAGACTCAAAGAATGCCAGCTTGCTAAATACAGGTTGGAGAATATTTTAAAGCAAATCGAAAATGGGGTGCAAAAACGTCATTCATCAAGGTAAGATGTATTTCATTCCCGATTGCTGGGGTTCGGTAATTCACGGCAAACATGCATGCACTTGTCACGATCACCAAGGATACAAATTAAATGATCAAGAATTGATTCAAAAATTAAAAGAGGAAATAAAAATATTGAAAAATGAAAGTAAATACACTACAAGGAATTGCGACAATGGTTCAAAAAAAACGTGAAAACATGGGAATCACTCGGTACAAGCTATCCAAAATTTCGGGAGTATCTGAACACACGGTAAAGCGCGTAGAGCTTGGAAAAGAATGTGAATCCAGCACACTTCTAAAGCTATTCAATGTACTTGAAATAAAAATAATTGAAAAATAATTACTGTTTTATGTTGCAGTATTAAAATAATGTTTTATCTTTGCTGTATACAAAACGAACAAGTAGAAATTATGACACCAGTACAATTACAAAAATATGCAGAGAGCAAGATTAATTGGAAGCGTGATATTTTGATAGATACAAAGTTTAAAACAAAATCAAACATCAATCAGAATAAAATAAATCAACAAGATATTGAAGACATCAAATTGATTACTGATAATCATTTGACAATTCAAATAGGAAAAACAATCACAGTATTTTTTTACCAACCAAGATGAGTAACGAAGAGATAGCAAAAGGAAAGCAGATGATTTCTGTATTCCTTATTCCTGAAGGATGGGAATTTACAGATATGTTCTTGACGGAGCTAGCCAATGGAGAAAGGACATTGAAAGATGTAGAGAACAGAATTGAGGAAATGATTGGGATTGATAATAACAAATCGAGGGGCGCGACTCAGTAACGCGCATTAAAACTAATATTATGGCAAAAGTAGAAAGTAAGTTTATATATGATGATGATGTTTGGACATTTGAAGGGAAAAAGCGAGGGATAAAGATTTACATTAACGAAGATTCATGGCGAATGTTGATAACAGATTTAGAAGATGAAATAATTGCAATTATAAGGGCAGATTGCAACCAGAATGAAGCTTCTTTGAACATTTATTTTGAAAAAAAAGTAACTGATGTTGACGCCTGAGGAAATAGATTCCATCAGAGAATCAGATCGAATTTGGTGGAAGCAAATGTGCGGGGATGAAGAACCAGACGAAAGCGAAGAAGACAAAGATTGGTCTGAAGATCAGCAAGAAAATTCCGATTATTATACACGAATACAATTATTCGAATGAGAACAGCGACAAAAACACCGAAATTGACTGTTAAGTCAAAGCATTGGTCAAGAAAAAGAAACGAAAGTAAAAAAGGTGGTTTTTTATTCAGATTCACACCCGATTCATTCCTGGATTCTGTTTGTTTGAAGACCCAAAATAACGAGGAATAAATCAATACTACTGATGAAACGGGAGCGACAACCGTTGTAAGTCGATAAAAACTGGATGAAAAAACAGTTGTGCAGGTGAAAACCGACATGCGAATATTTTGACAGCTGGAAAGACTGCAAATAGGCAAATAGTTTAATTGGACAAAACACATCAAGATCGCGTCTGATGAGATTGGAAGTTCGAATCTTTCTTTGCCGACAAAGTGAATAGTGAGTTAGGTTAGTCACCGCCCCGATATGAGAGTATCGGGGATTTGGTGTTAAAAAACTTTAAGTAATGGAAAATAATTTAAAAATAACTCCAAATGTTTTAAATGTTGAAAAAGGTAATACCACAAGGCCATATCCAATAGTTTGCACTGAAGAATTTACACTCGAAGGATTGACAATAAAAGAGGGAACAATAAAATACCATAGTTTTGGAAGAAACATACCTAAAAGATGGAGAAAAGCGACCGAAAAAGACCTTGAAAACGCAAGACAATGAATTTATCCGACTTCGAAAAACTCACGCCCAAGGAACAGTTAGACGTTCTTGATAAAGCTGATGCGATGGAATGCTCATTTTTTATGGAAAGGTTAAAAACAGCTATTGATAAACAAGCACCTCAATTATTGATATTTTTTATGCCGCCCGTTCAAGACATTTACTGGAATCTAATAAAACTCAAAAATTGCTCCCACTCAAATGTTGAAGGTTTCGATGGCTTTAGTCGGTGCTTAGATTGTGGAGCAAATAATCATTAGAAAATGACAACTAAACTAAAGGAACTGAAAAGCGGTGATTGTTTCCGATTCACAGATCATTTTGACGAATACCGAGTGAAATACAAGAACAAAAATTTCATCAAGTTCACCGATAAATTAACAGGGAATATTCACCAGAGATTCATAAAAGAAAGTGGATCAATTTTAACCATTAAACACTAAATAATATGATAGAATTTAAAGGCACAAAGGGGAAATGGAAGGTAATGGATAGTGAATTTGTTACCGACGAAGAAGGATTTTCGATTGCAAATATTGATTGGCCATATCAGATCAATGTTATGTGGGGTGAAAAAGGTGCTTCTCATTGGAATGTAAAAGGATTTCATCGAGAAATAACAGATAAAGAAATGAATGCAAACGCCTTACTTATCTCCAAAGCACCTGAAATGCTAGATTTGTTAAAAAGATGTGAGAATTGGATTTCAAACTTTAATAACAATGTATCTATAGTTGTAGACTTACAACTATTAATAAAAGAAGCCACCGAATTATGAAAGGGTTCAAGTCTTTTTCCGATGAGCAATTATACGCCTTTGCCTATACACAACGAGTTTTTACAGAATTTATTGATAATTCGAAAAGGTTTCCAATATTTTTTAAAAATGGAGCAAAAGGTTTCGATTACGGATTGGATATGACATTTGTTACCAGGTACGGAGAAAAAGAATTTCCCAGTACAATTGCTTACATAACAAACTGCAATTCGTTCACAGGTAAAAATACCACTTATGTTGCATTGGAACTTGACAAGCCTGAACGACTTCGCCAATTTTCAGAAAAGACAAGGCACAGAATTTTATCAATTTTAAACTAACAGAAAGCAAATAGATATGTCGGGCAGAAACAAAAAGAATTACACTTGGATTGTAAAGAGACACATTATTGAGGAATTTGAAGTAACTGCCCAAACAAAGGTGGAAGTAATATTTTTGGTTGAGGATCCTTGTCGAATCACTATTACCAAAGAGACAATAAAGAAAAAAAAAAGAACAATTTAAAAATTGATTAACATGGAAAAGCAGTTAACCCCAATACAGGAAGCAATATGAAATACTACAAACAAATAATGTCCGGTCTGATAATCTTAGTTATTGGTTTAATTGGATTGATCATTTACTACGAAAATAAGATCCAGGAAAACAATCGAAAAATTGATAAAATAAAGCAGAACGAAGAAAGCCTTCGGATTGGTATTTCTCTTTTGAAGAAATTTAATTAAAAGAAAGTATGAAAAATTCAGGTTCAGATTTTGATTTGGCGGCATTTTATCTGATAGCTCTTTTGATTGTGCTATTCATCCAGATAATTTTTAGTAACCTGTAATTTAATCACAAATATTTCTTATATTTACCCAGTCAGATGTCGAAGCCTGACAGTAAGAAACTTTATTGCCCTCTTGGGAACTCGCATGCTTCGACACAGTGCGTTTTTCCGGAGGGCTTTTTTATTACCTTAAAATTTAAATTTATGAAAAAAGTAAAAGTATCAAAATCGGATTGGTCTATTTTGAAATCAAAAGGAATTACTCCGGATAATCTTTCCGTGGGCGGTTCCCTCGACCTTCGCGGGACATCAATCACCGCGCTTCCGGATAATCTTTCCGTGGGCGGTTCCCTCCACCTTGAAGGGACATCAATC